ATACGCAATCTCGCCGAGTTTCTCCTTGACCAACTGCGAGTCAATCTTAGCACCCAATTTTTGCGTGACATGAAGAGAGTAATCCTTCCCATGCAATAGGTTTGCATTTTCACTCATAGACAAGTCTATCATCAGTTGTCTATTGACTTTAATAAAGTCTGCTAGAACTTTCTGCATTGTTAAAGCACGACCATACGCATCAACGACAGCTTGTTTATTTCTTTTACTTACACTAGCAGGACTTTGTTGTGCCTTCTCTAGTACTTCTATTATATTAACAGCTTTTGACATTTTATTTTCCTTTCGTCTTTCTAGTTAATACTCCCTTTATATCCCATGTTATTCTACTTGTCAAATCTTTTTTTATTTTTTTTTCCACACGAACTTCCAGAGCAACCTGCCGTGCAGCATGTATTACTATTATACCATATACACCAAAAGGTTTCGCTAATGGAATGGAGTGGAGGCACTAGAACAACGACTTCAGCAGCAGGTAGCTGCAGAGCAGCAGCAGCCCCGCTGCGGGATGATGCGTTGCTAGCAGCAATGCAATGAGCAGGATCATCTAACGTGGGCCTATCATTTGTTCCATCTGTGCCCAGGCATCAGCGTCCTGCTGCACCTGGATGCATGCGCCGTCTCCCCAGTCCAGGTACCAGTATTCCAAGCGATGGATTTCGTAATGCTCGTTAACGTATGCGCGAAGCTCGTCGCTCGGCCCGCCCCAGCTGAACTGCCAACGCCAGTACCCTTCTGGTTGGTCGTTGAATGTATGCGGTTCTACGTAGTCGAATCCCAATGCCTCGTACTCAGGGTTCTTCAGGTCTTCCTGCCTCTCCTGCCACTGTTCTTCTACCAGCTCAGCGCAGGTGGGTTCTTTCTTCAATACTGTTACAGTCTCTGTCATGTTGTTCCTTTCTAATGTAGGTGAGTCAGGGCTTCTGGCAGATGACAGGTCTTTATGAGCACCCGTCACAGGAGTCCGCAACAAATTAATGCGCATTACCCTCCCTCGGATCTGCTTATGGAAGCCCGTAGGTTCTCCTCAGCTCCTGACTCGTGTATGCCTCATTTATACGAACGCCTACAAAGCATGAAGCATGGTGTATATATAGTCCCATCTTATTCGATAGTCAAGAGCTAAGTTCATTTTATTTATCCACGGGATCTCCTGCCAGCAGGTCGTGCTGCCAGTCCTTACACTATACTACCTAAAACAGTTGGCCTCTGCCAATGGAATGGAGGCTACCAGTTCTACCAGCTCAGCTTCCTGGCTGCAGGTGCAGCATGTATCCCTTATACTACAACGGTCGATTGGCTTCCAGCAATGGAATGGAGATGGAGTAGCTCCTGCCACGCCTGGTGCGCTGCGTACCAGGATCCCTGATGCTGGTAAAAGGGCTTGGTTTTCCGTAATGGAAGTGGACTGGCGTGCCAGCAGGTTCCGCTGCGGGACCAGCCTGACCCTATATGTCCCCTGTGGGATTGGGCTTCGGTAATGGAAATGGAGAGTGCAGAAGATGTTCCTGGATCGCAGCCCAGGCAGCTGCGTCCGCGGGCAGGTTAACTCTATACTGGGGGGCTGTGGAAGGGGTAATGGACAATGTAGAATGGAGCACGGAACACGGGAATATATAGAGTGCTCTCTGAGAGAGGTGCTGAAGCATAATGAACGATCTTCCACCATGTAAAGTATGCTTAATATTCCACACTTTTTGGAAAGGGCTAATGTTTATTTTGTTACTTGATGTTACTTTCAACTCAACAAAAATATTGATGCCATCGCAGATGCCATGCAAGTCTGGTACGCCTTGATTTACCCAAGATTCAAACCTAGTCCAATGTATATCTGGCAAGTTCTTTCGTACCATTTGCCATAGTTTTGATTCTGGTTTCAAAAAGGAATACCAAAATAATATATAAATACACCTATCATCAATGCTAGTTTCCAATTGAAAGCTAACAATATAACAAGTAATAAAAGCACCATTTGAATCATGGACACCTCTTCATCAGTTCCATCATTTGATTATAATACAGCAACCTAAACTCAAAGTCTTCTGCAGTCAGGGCTGCACGCCTCAAGTTTTCTATCCTACGCCAGAACAATTCATCTGTCATAGGTAATGCAGAATACTCATACAAATCTGGTCTAACTAAAACAATCATGCTTCCTCTCTTTCTAAGGTCTATCTAATCCCATTCTATTTTATAGTCAAGACTTATTTTCTAATTCTTTAACTTCCTCAAACGTAGTTTCAATACTGTACTGCTCTTTTAAATCCTGTAGCTTCTTCTCAACCTCATCTCTCGACATGGAATCAATCGTACCTGTAAGAATCTCTTTCTTGTCAACATACAACCCAGCTATCTGTCCTCTCCTGGTCTCCGCAGCTACGGCAGCGTTGTAGTTACCAGCAGATGACGCCTGGTCTCTAATTCTAGCCAATGTAGACAACGACCTTTCCTGAGTGCATTTGTACCTATCCAGCACAGCTCTTCTTTCCATCTCAATTGCTTTTGCAGTTAATGGTGATTTCTCAGGGTTTTGCAGTTCTGAAGCTCTCACCCGTGCAGAACCAGGTGCATACCCAGCATCAACCGCACATTGTGTAGCTGTTTTCAATCCTTCAGAATGGACAAGAAACAATATAAATCTTCTTTGTTTTTCTGATAATTTCCTGTCAAACAATGCATCAGAGTATGCTTCGGGTATAAGTACGTCTTTATTTTCTTCCATAATGCACCTTTTCAATAGATGTTTTCTTCAAATTAATTTTATATTACTAAATAATTCCATGAAATGCGAGTTTTTTTCGTAAAATATAGATAGTTTGTAACTTGTAAATAGTTGTAAGTTACAAGAAGTTACAAAAAAAGGTAAGTATTCTGCTACTTGTAACCTTGTAACCTTGTAACTTGTATTTTACTAAAAAAATATTTTAAAATAAATATCTCATAGAAACATCTATAGAGAACAGCGTTTATGAAAAGAACTTTGGATCTTCTCTCACCAATCTTAGTGCTTTGTCTAATGCCTGGCGTCCGTCAGTCATGATTACTTCCCATTCTTCTGCTGTATACACGCGGTCTTGCTTTGGATCATAGAACTTAATTGACACGTCTCCGCAATGACGGCACTTATAGACTTTTCTTACGGGGCTTTCTGGTAGTTGAGTGTACATACCTTTTTATCCTTTGTAATGGGAATAATACCACATTCTCGGGTAGATTTTGTTTAAAATATATCGAATCCATGACTTTCATGTTCTCAATTCTTTCATATTGGTCCGTTGTCCGTGATGCGAGGATCGCGTCCAATAAATCGCGTTGCTTGAGTATCTCTTGATCGCTCATTTTTTCTTTTTAAAAGCTCCTGCTTTTTTTGCTGTTTTAGCATTTTTAAATCTTGTTTTTAAATTACCTAATGTACCAAGGTAACGATCACCAGTAGATTTTATCACACCAGCTATATCAACTAAATTTTTTTTCTTAACCCTGGTCTTCTTAAAAGATTTTCTAACTTTTTCACTCATATCAGGAGTAAAACCTTTATCATATTTTTGCTTACCTACCTTTTTATAAGCATCAATTTTAGTTTTCATGTCTTTTCTAGCTTTTTTTGTAGACTTTGGTTTAACTTTTGGTTTATTTGTTTGTGTCATAATACTCTCCTACGGCTTCTTTGGTTTCGTTTTAGGTCTAATTTTATCTAGATTCTTTGGCTTTTTCTTGGGTTTAATGCCTGGACCATACAATCTTTCGATCATTTCATCGACTTCTTTTCTTCGTTTATCTCTTTTCTCTTTAAAAAGTGTACCTTTTCTAAGACTCTCTCCTGCTTCGCCACCCATGGCTTTTTTAACAGGCTTATTCTTTTTAATAGTAGCTAATGCGCCTGCTCCAGCACCTGCGGCTGCGCCAAATCCTACAACTTGTGTTTTTGATGGCCCTGATTGTTTAACAAGGTCAGGTTTACCTTTGTTCATTTTCTTTTTTAATTTAACAAAACCTGCTGCGCTTCTTTGCTGCAATTTAGTTCTTTCAGGTAGACCTAAACTTTTTCGTCTTTTTTTTCTTTTAGCATTTTTAAGAGCTTTACCGAAGCCTTTAATCGCTGCACCAAATATACCCATACCAAGTCCTTTGTTTTAGAGCTGCCGTGTTAGGCATTTCGCTTCACAAGCAGCTCATGATACTAGATATAGTATAAAATTGCGTTCAACGCAACTAAAAGGGTGGTTCACCCTTAAACTTTACGACAGGATTACTCTGCCGAAATCGTGTAGTTTTCGAAACACTCGGGGTCAAGCGGTGGTCCGTAGTAAAGCGTAGTGGCTTTGTTCGGACCTTCGGTCCATGTTTGGTTGTAGTACTTATTTTCAATGAGATGCCCTTGTGAGTGACAAACCGTACACTGCTCAATGGCTTCCTCTGCCTCGAATCTAACTTTAACATATCCATTTCCTTTACATTGATTGCATATAATCATAACGCCTCCATAATATTTTTCTAATGCGCTCCCATCTCATACGGGTTGCAACTTCTCTCCAGTTTCGTGGGTCGCGGGGCGCGGTCTTTGAAACTTTTACATACTCTCGTAGTAATCGTTCTTTCAGTGGTGTCTTGCGGCCCATTCTATACCTTCCTTTCTATTTTCTAATTCTTCTACTTTTGCCTCGTATTTAGTTTTCACAGACCATCTTCCAAAAAAGAATCCTATTACAAACACGCCTACGATGGCAAGTATATGCCATAAGTGAAACATAATCCCTCCCTTTTACACAACATAACTTTATCAAATTTCCAGGTGCAGTACTCATTACTGAAATCACCCATCTCACCTTTTACACAATCACGCATAAAAGTTTGATACGGCGAATAATATATGAAAATATACACACTCGCCAGTATCGTCCCACATAAGCATAGAATGCCTATGATTTTTGCAATGAATTGTAACATTTTAAACAGTACCAAAGGTACATTGATTTGCCTTCTTCTTGACACATCATGTTATCGGTTAAGTATTCACGGCTACAACTATTGCAACACTTTTTTTCATACTTCCAATCTGGTTTAAATTTTCTATACGATCTAAACTTTGGCATAATGGTTTCAGTTTTCATGCCGCTAGTTTTCTTTTCTTTGCTTCTTTTTTTACTAAATAGGTTATTTGCATACCTGCAGACCTATCGTCGTCGGCTGCTATCTTTTTCAATAATTTATATGTGTCAATGGCAACTGCCACACTTTTAAACTTCTTGATGTTCATCCTGTCTCCTTTAATTTATGTGGCAACTTTGATAAATGTTCTTGCATTTCAATGTCACCAAAATCAAAAGCAGATTGTTCGGGGTCGTGGGCCGTGCTTGGTGTAAATCTTCTACCTGCATTACGAGCCAAGTCATTCCACTCTTGCGCAAACTCCATAAAAAGTTTTGCCATCGTTTCGTCACCAAGTCTTTTGGCATCACGGGCATTTTCTATGTAAGCTTTTGCACGTGTCAAACGTACCCCAAGACGAAATCCCTCTTTGAATGTCATCTCATATTCTCTTTTAAGTTTCATACTTTCTCCTTCATTAAGTGAGTAGGGGGGTTCTTTGACTACCCCCAACCTTTTCGCGACAAGTCAAACTGTCCTAGCTTAACTACTACTTCAGTACCAACCCTCACACCCTCAGTCATGCGACCATACCTTGTGAAGACCGTGCTTTACTACCTTGTTACAGTTGTTCGGCCATACTCGGAGAATGTTGCACCATTCTCATTTAAATAAGTCTTTAATCTAATATAATGGGAGTGTCAACTATTATTAATAACAAACATATTTGATTCAAGACACCATGTTTCGATATATACAGGATTGATTCCTTGTTCTGCCGCAGCATTATATAAAGCATTTTCTATATCAACGCGTCTAGCTTCACACTTAGGTTCATCAAACCACAGTTCAGCGGTATGTTTAACGGATGGCATGCCAGGCATAGAAATCATAGAAATTAATAACCAAATCTTAATCACCTGCATCGCCCCAGTTGTCACCGCATTCAACGTCGACTTTACTTGGGACAGATAGTTCAACACAGTTTTCCATAATGTCTTTGATCTTATTCTTATCTGCATCGCTTGCAACAGAAAAGTCTAATTCATCATGTACTTGTATGTGCGCTAGGTAGCCTTCTTTATCTAACTCTAGCATTGCTTTCTTTGTTTGATCAGCAGCAGAGCCCTGTATCAATCTATTCAGCGCCTTGTATGTCCAGGCACGTTTAATCATATGTTCGCCGTATTGCTGTTGAGCTTCAGCTAAT